ACGCTCAACAAAGTATGGCACTTTCCCGTTGTGTAATTTTAGCTCTATATATTCTTTACTCATGATATTATCCCCTAAGGTGCTTTATTAAATATACTCTGTGCTGCTATTTGTGGAGCAATTTCTGGCTGTGCATATACTTGTATATAAGCCCACTCTGTTTCTGTAGCAGAATCGCTAGGGATAAATATAATCCTATTATTATTAGGGTCATATACTCCTCCAGCATATGTTTTAGTAGATGTTAAGTTATTTGTATACGAAACTATGTCACCGCTGTTGCAATCATAATAATGCAACAAACTTTGACCTGCCTGTATATTCGGAATAAAAAATATTTTATTGGTAGTAAAATCATATACTCCACCTAAATATCCAAACTGTGATACAGTTGCTCCATGTGTATAAGCGTTAACACTTCCATCGCTGCAATCTATAAAATGCCATGGTGTATCATCTGTGATCTTATATGGAATTAAAATTATATAGTTCTGAGTTGGAGAATATACAGCTCCTATATATGCGTCTGCTTCTGTTATTGTTAAACCTGTTGCGTAGGCATCGATACCACCATCAGAACAATCATAATAATGCCAGTTAGCTTCTGAGGCTTGATCGAATGGAGCAAAATATATTTTTTCTTCTACAGGACTATAACACCCACCTCTATAAGCCGTTGCAACGACAGTTGCACTATGTGTATATGCTACGATAGAACCATCAGAACAATCATAATAATGCCAGTCATTTTCCGCAGATTGTGTATAAGGAACGAAAATTATTCTCTCATTAATTGGATCGTATACACCTCCAACATATGCTTGGTCTACAGCTGTTGCACCATGAGTATATTCTACTACCGATCCAGTACTCAAATCAATGTAGTGCCACTCCGTTTCATCTGCTATTCCATACGGAACTAAAATTAGTCGATTGTTAATTGGATCATATACACCTCCGTGGTAAGCACGATTAGTGATATCTGTACCATATCCGTGAGCATACGCCACTATTTCTCCAGTTAGACAATTATAGTAGTGCCAATTTGCTTCTGAAGTTTGTGCATAAGGACAAAAATATATTCTATTTTGTGTTTGAGAATATACTCCACCAACATAACCATATCGTATAGCAGTAGCTCCGTGAGTGTAAGAATTAACTCCAAAATCTACATCAGCATTCTTATAATGAATAGGCTTTAAATACTTTAAAAGCTCTGCTCTGTCATAAGTACCAGATTGAGGCTGTATCTGTCCAGTATCTACGATAACAGCTCCACCTGTGTCTGTGGCTGATATAGTGTTGCCGTTAATATTGATATTATCAACAGTTAAATCTGTCATAGACCTAGTACCATTAGCGAAAACTACATTATCGTCCAAGTCCTCTATAGCATGATTTAAGCTCTCAATTCTAGCATTGATGTTCTGTATTAGGCTATAGTCTATCTCGTTAAGCAAGGTACCATTCTGGTACAAATAGCCATCTTCGAAAGCATAAAGCTGATCTAACTCAAGCTCTGTTTCTACTTCACTATCTAATTCATAATAAATCGTTCCTGCCCCTGTAGAAGTATCGCCATAATCACCCGACTGAATACCCCCTGCGTCTAATACAAGTAAGAATACGCTAGATCCATCCATACTAGGAAGATTAGCTGTTGTAACATCTGTTGCATCAGCAAAAGCCTCGCCTTCGGAAACTCTCTGTGTATGACTCCAATTCTCAATGAAAGCAGATAGGTCATCGGAAGCATTTTGTAGAGTATCTTGCGTGCCATCTGGAAGGCTTCTCAATGTAATGTTAGGATTAAATGTATTCTCTAAACTAGCATCTGAATTAGTTGTTCTAATATCAGGCTTGCTTTCAGATAGCCCTTCGAAATAGCCTTGCTGGACTAGGTCGAGCATTTGAGCTTCTGTGTAGTCTGTTATGCCTAGGTCGGTCATGTCTATTGCAAATACACCTGCGTTCCCGTCTATTTCCATTACTTTTCCAGAGGCTGCACCTATATTAACATATTGATGTTTAAATCCAATATTAACAGTTCCGCTTCCTCCAGATGTTAATGTAATAATTTTAGAATTATCATACCATGTATTAATTGTAGGTGTATCTACTAGATGATTGTCTTGTGTATTCATTCCAGTAGCCAAAACTCTAACACCAATAAACCTACAATCAGAATTGGTTACTCTTGATTTAAAATATATAAAAATCTTCTTTCCGCTACTATAAGCTATATTTTCTTGAGATATAGTACCAGCTGCTGATGTTCCATTAGCAGTAAGTGTCGCTATATTATCAGTAGCTATAAGAGCTGTTCCTACTCTAGTCCAATCATATGGTATATCAGAACCGTCTACTTCGCTGAAATCACCATTCTCAATATCATTATAAAGCGACAAGCCCTTGATATTAGCCTTCATCAAGTCGTTTTGTGTGCCTGCTGGAAAAGCATTTACAGATTCTTGCATTGTTGCAAGAGTAGAATAGCTTGCTACCTCTAATACTGAAATTCCCGTAGGATTTAGGTTAATGTTTCCAGAAGATGATATTGTATTTCCTGAAATAGTAATATTACCCGCCTGCATAGATGTGACATTAACATCGCTTGACCACTCAGGAGCTGTTGCACCAGTATTCATAGCTAGTACTTTCTTAGCATCACCCTTAGCTAATCTTACGTTGTTAGTTCCATTATGATATATGATGTCGCTTTCTGTCGTTGTCGGAGCTAAATTATCAAAAGCTTCTAATTTTGTACTGGCATTTGTTCCACCTTTAGCAATAGCAACAATATCTAATACTACATTTCCTGTTGTTACGGTAAAGTCTGTGGAATCAAAAGAGGCTACACCCTTCTGTGTATCAGAAGCGTCAGGTACTGCTGTAGATATACTTTTCCAGCTTCCATCGAAGATATATATTTTATTATCATCTTCATTAAAAACTTGAGTTCCTTCTGTAGGAGTTGTAGCTATCCAAAGAGTTCCTTCAAACTCTACTATATCCCAATTAGCTGCTCCGTCCCATCTTGCATTAACAGCTCCAGTATTGTCAAGTATGTATCTATTTCCTGTTACTTCTGTAGGTGGCACTGCTGTTGAATCTACAATAGCTAATACACTATCTGCATAATCGGCATCTACTGCTTTAACTGCAATTATTCCTGAATTTGACATAATGACCTCCTATAAGCCAGAAGCTACTGTTAATATTTCAACACTAACATATCCAGAACTTGGAGCAGTAGCATATTTTACATAAAATTGTGTTCCTTTTGGAAGGAATTGATTTGTTACATCAGGACTATTACTTGTTAAATCCCATGTTTCAAATGAATTTGCAGGTAATTTTAATTTATTGTTTGTACCGTCATCTGATATGTAAATTGTTATATCAGTATTATTTGTTATTTTTACAGCTCTTCCTAGTTTAGTTGTTACACCACCCAATACGGTATAGAGATTAGTAATATCTCCGTATGCTTTTTCTCTAATTGTTTCAAAAGTACAAGATTTTCCGTACGACATAATTTTTATCCTTTGTTAGCAGTTTGTTCTGCGAGCTTTTGCCCAAGTTAAGAACCCATATACTAAAAATACATTAATTAGTATAATTTAAGATATATCAAGTTTAATTTTTAAAAACAAGGTATTAATATGAAAAAACCAGAAGAAACTAAGGTATCATATAAAATAGATAACGAAATAACTATATCTTTAGAGGGTGGTACAAGATTAGTGCTACCAATTAGTTATACTCATAAAAATGCTAAAGTAGCATTAGAAATTTTAAATAAAATTATTGAAGAGCAAGAGAAAGAGAAAAAAGAAGTTGATTCTGAAAAATAATATAAAAACCCCCTTCCGTCTTGAAAGGGGGAATTATATATCTAAAACTAATCTATACTTTACTACAAGACTGGAATAAACATCATGTAAACCATAGCATCATCAGTATTAACACTGTTAAGGCAACGAAGTGTTGCATTAGCTGCTAATGTTGACTTTGAATCATCTATATTCGGAAAGTCTGTAACATCAGTATCTGTTCCGCTATAAGCAACGGCAGCACAAATAGCATCTGCACCATCGTCTATAGTAACGTTACCAGTGTTGTTATCAGTTTCTTCTACCCATGCTTTTATAAGACGAGCTTTTTGTGGAAAGGCCGCATTATAAAGAACAGTAGTAAGAGCATTGCTGATATCTTTCTTAATAATGAAAGGTATTGCCATCCCAAGAGCTGTTGTTGCAGCAGCATCTTCAAGTTCAGCACCGTTAATATTGCTAACTGTATTACTTGCACAATCAATAGTCTTTGTTGTCAAAGTTTGAGCAGCATCAGCAAAAACAAAAGCATCATCACCTAGAGGGTCAATAATACTTAATGCTCTAGCAGCAGCAGGATCAACTACAGTAAGAGTATAATTAGCAGTAGCCTGTTGGAAAACAAGACTTGTTTTTACAATACCACTTGTTATGGTTTTGTTAGTTAACTCTTCTGTACCAGCTAATGTAGACAATGTACCTGTAATAGGTAAAGTAACAGTAGTATTATTAGTTAATGTATACCCAAGAGTAAACGCACCAGTACCTGTTACTGAACCCAAAGTAGTAAGTGTACCACCTAAAGCAATATTACCGCCTAAAGTGATTGTTCTATCTGTATCACCAACACTCCAAGAAATCTTTTTGCCTCCTGTTAATACTTCAGCAGTATCCTGCTCTAAATCAAAAGCAGCTCCAGATGAACGAATACTAAATCCAGTAAGACTATCAGCAGTACCGCCGTTAATATCAGGGGCTGTAAGAGTTTTACTAGCTAGTGTTTGTGCTAAAGTAGTAAATACAAATGTATCTGCAACAGAAGCAAAATCAGGTATTGTTAAAGCACAAGTACCGACTGTTTGTGTAGTAAATGCTAATGTGGCATCGTTAGCACCAGCATCATTTAAAATACAACCATTAGCTATAGTAGTAGCCGATGATAATGCTGGAGTTCCCCAATAGTTGTTAGCACTTGCGCCTGCTGAAAGCAAAGATTGACCTGCTGCACCAACAGCTAAAACTTCCCAACCTGCACCAGTATATTGTAAAAGAGTACCTTGAGCCTCTGAAGCAATAGTCAAATCAGTAACAGTAGTAGCTCCTGTATTAAGTAAAGAAACATCACCAGTTACAACTACAGACTTAACATCTGTACCATCACCAACAAGAATAGCTTTATCTGTCTTTGCTGAAAGACGATCATAACTAGCAACTCCACGAACAGCAATATCACCTTGAGCATCAGAGCCGAAAGTTAAACCTGTTACTGTAGTAGCACCAGCTTTAGTAATAGCAACATCACCAGAGATAGCTTGGTTTTTCCAAACAGTATCAAAAATAAGAACATTAGCTTCAGCAGCTGTTGTTATTGTAACATCAGTAGCGGCTGCTATTGTAGTAATACCTGTTGTAAAGCTACCCCAAGCAGAACTAGAATATAGTAAATATCCTGCTGTATCTTCATCAAAAACAATCATTCCTTCTGATGGTGCTGTTCCAATCCATTCCTCAGATGTATATTGATAAATATAGTTATCTGTCCATAGACCGCTTGTAGCAGTTGATAAATATCTATTTCCTTCTGTAGCTGTTGCGGAAGCATATGCTATTTGAGATATAACAGATTCTTGATAATCATATCCACCTTGCACATTTTTCCATGTTTTTACTCCACCTTCTTTAGAAGCCAAGTAATATAGTAGTCCAGATGATGAATCTAAAACAAAATCACCAAGTTTTCCACCTGTAGTAACAGTAGGAGCACTTGAAATTATTTTTAATTCTGGAACATTTTTTGATAGTCCCAAATATCTTAATGGGTCGTATGCCATAATATCCTCTTTGTTATGGGTTAATACAGCTTAAATATATAGAGTGAAATGATTGTTTAAAACAAATTATTGACAATATTGCCAGCATGCCATACAATATTATTAAAAAGATATAGCATGGATTATTTTAAGAAGGTTACTTTTAGAATGACATACGAAAACATAAGAGAGCTAAAGGCATATTTAGCTTTGCTAGATATTAGCATGCAAGATTTTATTAATATGGCTATTAAGGAAAAACTTGATAGAGATTTAAGTCCATCAATTAAATAATATATTATTTTCATTATCTTTATAAAACTTTCTAACTTGTTTTATACGGCTCTTTATCTGAGTATCACTATACCCATTATCTTTTAAATTTACTCTTATTGAGTTTAACTTAATAGCATCTCTCGATCTTATTGCATCTAATATACGTGTTTCCGCTGCATACAAAGAAAGTCCTCTTACTACTGGAACTGCTCCCATACCAGAGGCAACTGTTGTCGCAAGTCCTTTGTCATCAAGTCCTCTTAATGAAAATGGTATAAAATCACCTATAAATGATATAGTGCGAGCCTTTGCTCTTTTAAATGTACCAGGTTTAGAACCATCCCAAGCCGTAAATTTTCCTGCTGCATACTTTCCTCTAACAGGAAAAAGCTCTCCTTTATATGGAGTTCCACCAATCATTTGCTTAAAAGCAGTTTGTATAACAGGAGAAGATTTACCAAATAGTGCGTCAACTGGATCAGTAACATATCTAGGTATCTCTAATGCTTGCTTACCAAAGTGCGAATAAAACTTTCTACCAGTTCTTTCATCCTTACCTGGGTTAAACTTAATTCCTGCTATTTCCATATCAATATCAGGCAAAGGAAAACTAACCATTGCATTAGGTTCGCTATTTTCTATTGAACTAAAAGCTTTTTTTGGATTCCATTTAATTGACTGTTTATCTTTATCATTCTCAAATCCACCAAAAATAAATCTCATAGCATATGTTGCCATCATCCAATTTGATAAATATTTAAGCCAATAATTACGAGATAGGTTTCCTCTTATACCTGGAGCAAAGGCATCTGTTGCCTGTCTTAATGCTGAAATACCCCAGTCAGGATAACCTGCTAATCTTCTTATCCATTTTCTAGTATTAGGATCATTATAATTCATTGTTGTTATAAGTTCAGGTATTTGTCCTCCAAACTGATTATTAACAGTTCTTGCAACTTCCTTAGCTATATCATTTACCATTTCAGGAGTTACAGTCTCTCCTTTCTTAATCTTCTCTTTAACTACTTTATCAAGATACATATCAAATGTAGCTATCTTTAATCTTGGTTGATACTCTTTAAATATCCAATCATGGCTTTTCTTAGCAATCTTAGCAGGAACTTTTGCTAAATCAGTAAATATAGATTTTTTTTCCATGTCTTTAGAATATTTATTTAATATATCATTCCCTTTTTCAAAGCTTTCTGCATCAGGTATATTAAATGTAAGACCCTGTTTAGTCCTCCAGGCTAACTTTTCTACATCTTCAAATGCTTTAGAGCCTTCTTTCCACCATTTACCAGAAATAAAATCTTTTGCACCCATTCCTCCTACTGCACTTTCTGCTAGTGCTATTATATGGAAAGGGCTTAGAGAAACCCTGGATATCTTCATTAAACTATTTATATTATCATAATAATCCCATCCAACACTCTGAGGTGAACCTTTCTTCTTTTGGAATACACCTTGAAATACTTTAGCAAATTCTGGGTCTACTAAAGCAGGTAGTTCTGATTTATATTGTGGCTTACCATCTTTAAATACAGTTCTTAGGAATGGATCGTTAAACTCTACGAAACCTTGTTTTTTAGCAGCTTTGTATTCATCAGAAATCTGTCCTTTCTCAGAATTAACAATAAACTTTTGTCCACCTTCGGCTTGTTTTGTCTGTATATCATTAGATAGTTTAGAGTTAGCCATAGTTCTTATCATCATATTGTCATAATAAGACAATAGGTCTTTGATATTATTGAACCTTGGCTTTAGACCTGCTTTCTCAAAAGCTTCCTTATAGTTTTCATATTCCTTTGGATTTAAGAAAGCACCTTCTGTTTTAAACTTAGACTTTTCCTCTGGTGTCATTTTTTCAGACATTTTATCTATAGTATCTTGCATTGTCTGCTTAGACTCTGTTTCATAGACACCGTGAAGATAATCTTCTTTTTCAACTATCTTTCTTTGTGCAGGACTTTCATTCCACTTCTTACGCCAGTCTTTAAGGTGCGTATCAATAACTGTATCTACAACTATCTTAGCCTCTTTTGGTAGTCTTTTGCTTAGAGTTTCAAAGCTATCTCCTTCTAAATTAGGATTACCTGTTTTTTGACGATAATATATCATGTCTTCAAGTTCTTTATCAGTGAACTTCCTCTTTTTACCTTCAATATCTCTAGGCTTTTCTAATTCTTCACGCCATTTTAATTGTGATTTTAATGTTTCTGCTCTTTGTTCGCCCAAATGCTCTTCTAAATCGCTGAAATACTCTTTTGTTCTTTCTTTTCTTGCTATATCATTCTTTTTAGTTAAAGTATCAGAAATGTTCTTGGCAAATTTTTCATTTATAATCTTAACTTTCTCTGGAAACATAGAGTTAAGCTTCTTTAATAAAGACTTTGTGTACTCTTTTGCATTTTCACTTCTTACCTCATCTCTCTCAGCGTTTTTATCTAATTTTTTTCTTATTTTTTCTCTGGATTTAATAACATCTTCGGGGCTTTTTGCTATTCCTTCTGTAACTTTTCCCTTAATACCCTTAACAGCTCTAAATCCTCCAATAACTAAAGCATTTTCTGCAATCTCTGATGGATTAGGTAGCTTTCTCTCAATAATAGTTTCTCCACCTGTAAGAGCAAGAATTTCAGCTAAAGGTTCTTCTAGTTTAGCTCCTATCTTTGTGTCTAATAACTTTGCTAACTTTGGTGTTCTTCTTAGTATAGGTATTAGCTTTCCAGCTTGACCTACAATAGCACCAAGTGTAGCAGATTTGCCTGTACCCTTTACTATGTTTCCAATGTCTGATAGAAACTCACCATATGTACCATTAAAGCCTTCCTGTGAGTGCTTCTTATACATTTCATATGTTTCTTTTATCAATGTTGGCAATGCGAAAGCACCAGAAGTAGCTCCCACAGCTGCTCCAGCAACAGTACCAGCACCAGGAATAAAAGAACCAACTGCTCCACCAGCTAAAGCACCAGCCTCTCCTCCTGCCCACATAGCCGGTAAATCACCAATAACACCGCCTGCTAACTCTGATAAATGCTGTAGAACTGTATTATCTTTTACATTTGGAGAATCGCCCTGTCCTGCTAATATTCCAGAAGTGCTATGAGAAAGACCTCTTTTAAAAGAAGCACCTATACCTCTTTCTGGTTCATATTGGTTTAGCTCTTCAGAACTTAATCCTGTAAGATTAGATAGTATCTCAGAAGATGAAAAATAACTATTTTTAGCTTTTTTAATCTTATTAGAAATCTCGCTATTTGTACCAGATAAATAATCAACTAATTCATCATCGGTAAAACCTTGTTTCTTAGCTTCTAAAATACTATTCTGCATTTATCTACCCATTATTTTAGATAAAAGACTTTGTCTTTCCTTTCTTATATTAAATATCTGTGCTTGTTGTCTTTCTGATAATTGAATACCATTAGAGGCATCTTGTATACTTCTTTGTATTTCTGTATCAGAATAGCCATTATCTTTTAACTTATTATATAATAAAGAAATTGAAGATCCATCTTTTAAAGATTTTCTAATTAACTTCATATTATCAAGCTTATTTGACTCAGCTTTATCAATATTTTTTTTAAAAGTTGGGAATGGAAGAGATACACTCTTTATATTGTTAATTGCTGAAATAGCACTTTTAGGAGTATTGATTCTTTCTATATCATATTCTGAAATACCAGATGACTGTAGCCTTTGATTAATATCATTAGTGGTAAGTCCCTGTTTCTCAAGCTTCTTTATGCTATTAGAAATAATATCTACATTAACATCTGATAAGCCTCCAATATTACTTTTATTAGAGATATTATCCATTATAGAATTTAAGTTATTAACGCTTTTGTCATAGTTTTTTTTAGTAGCCAATAAACGCTGTTCAGGAGTACCTTTATTTTTATATTTTTCAGATAATGATATAAGAGATTGAGCTTGTTCTGGAGATTGTGCATTTTCTATAATAAGGTTCTGAAACTTGCTTTCCCTCTCTTCATCTTCAAGTCTAATATTCCTTTCTTTTTCTTCTCTCATCATATTTAGTTTAGGCTCTTGTATTCTCAAAGCATCTGTAGTACGCTGTTCTTGCAAGGCTTGTTGTTGACTAAATTTTTGTTGCTGTTGCCTAGCAGGAACATATCCCTGAGTGAAACCGCTTAACAATGCCTCTAATGGAGATTGAGCTGACATATTTTTAAGTTGCTGTACCATGTTAATATTTCCTCTTTATTTGACTATGTTTCCTAATTGACTACCTGCGGCTGCTCCAGCTGGTCCACCTAAATAAGCACCACCTATAGTACCAGCAGCACCGATAGCTTGGCTTAATATGCTTGGTTGTTGTTGTTGCTGAATATTCTCAAAGGAATTAATTCCGAGAGCTGACATAATAGACTGTAATTGTTGTTGTTGTGGGCTAGAAGCAAATCCAGGTGCAATACCTAATGATGATAATTGCTGTTGCGCTCCCATCTGCTCACCTTGTTGTAAAACTCCTGATAACTGACCTGATAAGTTAGATTCTAACTGTTGTCCTGCTTGAGTTTGTATTCTTTCAGCTCCAGTTCCTCGTCCTACACCAGCTCCTATTAGCTGTTCTCTAATACCTGGTAATGTCTGTTCTTGGAATTGTTGTCTAGCAGGATCTGCGACTTGTTGTTGAAACGCTTCTTGAGTTCTTTGTGGATTGAATCCACCAAGTAACTGTGATAAAGCTCCCATTCCTTGCTGATATTGGTCAGATTCTCCAAACTTGCTATACTCTCCTCCCTGTATTCCAGATATAAGCTGTGATAATATATCTTCTTGACCGCCTGTAAATTTAGACACTTGCTCTATTGGAGCTGCCTTTGACTTTCCCATTTAATACCCCCTATATGTTATATATTTAATTTTAATATAGTAGGTAAGGTAATTAATGACAAGAGTATTGAAGTAAATCGCCATCAGCTTTATTAAAGCCAGACTTTATGAAATATGCACTTTTATAACAATGCCAAACTATATTTAGATATGTAACATCACCAAGTTTCTTAAAACAATTTATAATGAAAGGAAGTGTTTCTTTATCGTGTTGGTGTTCTTTATCTATACTGAGTATATTTATATAAATTTCTTTATATAGTCTATCTATAGAATAGTTGACAAAACCAATGATATTATTTTCATCATTAATAATTACTTCAAATATTATAGTACTAGATGTTAAAGGCTCTTTGTAATACTCATAAAACTCATCAATTGTATAAGGTCTTCTATCTATTTGGTTTATAAGTCTTCTAGGTATCAAATTTATGTCAGAAATACGAGAAGTCTTTAGCATCTAAACTTGACCTATATATCTAATATTACATTTTAAAGAACCAGTACCAGAAACAGCAAATGTTAAAGCTTGAGCAGTCTGACCAGACCCTGTTTCAAAAATAGTAGCAGTTGTACTGTTTTGTTCTAGCACAAGAAAAGCACTAGTATAATTAGCAGAAAAAGACAACCCCGACTGATAAATCGGGGCCATCCATGGAGTCGTAGAAAGTTGTTTTGATTTAAAAGGTAGATCTATCGAAATATCACCTACAGCGCCACCAAGTGCTGAAAAGTTAATATCTAAAAATAAATCTACCATAAGGTTTTGTCTATGGTAAAATCCTACAGCAGATGTATAAGTTAATGTTCCTGCCGTTGTTGAGCCATATAAAGTAGGTATAAATTCACTATAATATCCGTTAATCTCAGAGGCTATATCACGATAGAAATTAGTTATCTGTCTTCTTTGTTCTTCGCTATTTTCTGATAGATATATATTCTCTGGTAACATTAAACACCCCTTATATCTGTAGAGTAAACCCAATATCTAATAGCTGAAAGTTTAAAGTTTGCATTTGAATCTGAGCATTGTATTCCTATTTTATGAGTATTAGCTGACCTATTCACATAAACAGTATACCATTTTAGGTCTGCTTCAGTTGTTGGCTCTATAGTTTTAACTAAATAAGGTGTAGTATTAAAATTAGTATAGAAGTTTACTGTTATAGTTTTATCTTTAGTTATATCCATCAATAAATCTACTTTTCCAAGCCTAGAATTGACTCCTTCTGCAAAGAAGTTAAAGCGCTTTGTTTTTATTTCTACATCAATAGCAGTATCTATATCGTCAGAATTCTCTGCTGACATATTGTAAATTATTCCATTATGCCCACCAGCTAATAATAAAGGAGCTTCTGACATAAATAAATATGAATCTAAACGAACATCAACCATATCTTCAAGTGTAGCTTCCCCAAAATCTCCTAATGTCTTATCAGAACCAACATTATAATATCCAAAACATGATAAATCTATATTGTATGTACTCCATGAACCGCTTCTTTGGTCTAATACTAGCATTTTATCTGATTTAACTGTGGTATCTCCTATTGTTTCAGAAGATGGATATAACATATAAAGTTGGTCATTCTCTCCATGATAAAAACCAAAAGCTTGTTTTATATATGTTTGGTTCATAGTTAGAGTATAGTCAGGTATGAGTTGGTCTATATCTTGCACATTTACACCATCACAAGCAATAATACTCTTTTTTCCTAGTGATATTACTCCTTGGTCGCTTTCTATTATAGAATATGGTGCATCTATTGACCTTGAACTATTTAATTTAGTTATAGTAAATGGTACATCTGGATTTGATATATATCTCATTAAAAATGTAGAGTTCTGAAAGAATAAAACTAGATCTTCTCTTGCAAATCCAGTACATTGAAACCATTGTCCTGTTGATATGTCTAATGAAGAACCACGACCTGAAACAGTGTCCTGCCATATATCAGTATTACCAGCTTGACACCATCTAACCCTTTGAGGATAACGGACACTATCTTCAGTTGTGTCAACTAATACTAAACGCTCTTTAAATACCTTAATACTGCTACAACGGGATACTTGGTTAGTAGTTCTTGCTTGATTAGTTAGATCGAAAATATGAGGCTCTAAAACGCTTCCATTGAATGTTAGTATTCTATCTTTGCTATTTGTAATCCATAGCTTATCATCATAGTTAACAGAATTAAAAAAGTCTGTGTTATCACCAGTGAAAATATCACCTTGACAACGATAAGTGCTAGTTACAGCAATACCATCAGTAACATTAGCATTAAAAGTTATAGAATAAGCACCTGTAGCATAAACTATAGTTCCAGAACCTCCTCCATCTCCTGTTAAAGTACCATCTCCATTATCTGAAAATATTTCAGTACCATCTGTAACAGCAAACGAACTTGTTAATATTGGTTTAAATACTAATGTTCCAGTATATTTTTTTGTTGCACCATCTCCACGACCTAATATTTCAGAAAAGTTTTCTATAGGCAAAAATACTTCTGAAGTATCGTTATATAATGCTGCTCTATTGTCAGTGAAACATAATAATTCAGTAGTACCATCAGATTTTATATGCCTTTTTAATCCCATTATTGGATCTGAACAAAATGTAGAAACAACTCCTCCACTAGTATATGTAGTATAAGAAGTTGAATTTGTACTATTTAATGTAAATTTATCATTATCTACTTTAGTAACAGTATAATCAGCATTATTAAGTTCTACCATTCCAGATATTCCTGATAAGCGGACTATATCTCCATTAGAAAGTCCATGAGTTCCTGCTGTAACTTGGCATGGATTGGCTTTAGTACAAGCTGTTATATTGGCAACTATTTCAGGAAACTTATCAAACTGTGTTAAACCTTCTCTTTTTATTACTGACCCTTTGTTTAAGTAAGCATTAGATAGACTTTCAAAGGCTTGTTCAGGCAATAAAAATGGTTCGGTATTGCTCTGCTGTCCAAGTTTGAAGTCTGATATAAGAAATGGTTTATATGGCATTTATAACCCCTATGCTTGGTTTCCTAATATCATTACAGAATGACTAACGGTTCTAATAGTATTTGTAGAAATAATAAATCGTATCTTAAATCCATTTACTGTCTTATCGCTAATGACAGCAGAATAAAGAAAACTAGTAGAAGAAGTATTTGGAGTTGCTAATATAGCATAATTTACGCTAGACATAGCAGAAGAAAAAGCATAAGTATATACACTAGCTGTTTCTGAACAAGAAGCAAAACCAAAGCTATCAGTTATAGTACTATTAGCAGCAGTAAGAGACCATGCCTTTACTACTCCATCTTTACCACTTGTAGACAAAGCTCCAGAAACAGTTAAATCATTAGCTACTGTTACATCACCACTACTATTAAAAGATACCTTTTCAACACAAAAAGCACCGCCAGATGTGTATGTTGTATATAATGATGAATCAGTACTATCTAAAGTAAAATTGTTAGCGTCTACTTTTGTTATAGTGTAATTAGCATTGTTTAATTCTACCATGCCTTCTACATTTACAATCCTTACAACATCTGCGGTTGATAAATCATGTGCAGTAGCAGTTATTTTACATGGATTAGCTTTTGTTGCTGCTGATATAGTATATGAAGCACTTTTTATTGATACTTTATTAGAACCTGCAGAATCACCCAATACAATCTCTACATCTTCTCCATCAGCTGCTGTTAACTCTAATTCTGTACTACTAACAGCTTTAAGTCTATTTGCTAGAACCTCTCCCTCTTCTGTAAGCTGTATAACATTTGAATCTTCATCAATAATATGTAATTCAGGTTTCGTTGAGCCTGACGGATTTGCGACATCTTTTGAAAATATAATATCATTATCTGCTACTGCTGTAGGATTTGTAGTAGCTTTTAGAGTTACCTTGCGATGTTTGCCGTCATCGGTATCACCCATTTCGTAATGGTCAACTTTTATATTATCTTCTAAAGCATCCCAGTTATTCCGTATTTCTGCGGACAAAGAACCTAGTTTTGTTGAATTAGTTGGTTTTGTTTTGTCCCAAGTCATAATATCTCCTTAAAATGATGGTATACTTCGTCTTTTATAAAATTGTTGGCTTCTTTTTCTAGAAATTACTATTTTCTTTTCCTCATACATAGGCATTAGTAATTGTAGAGTTTGAAAGTCTCCTGTATCTTCTAATACTTCAAGGCTAGAACCATATGCAATTATAGAACCCCATTCTTCACGAATAGGGGTATCAGAATCATTATCTAAAGCAGATGGTCTAGTCCATGCAGAAGCTTTAAATTCTAAATAGTCCGAACTAGGTGGCTGCATAAATGTAAGTTTATTATCATATAAAAGAATATCAGAAGGACAGCCATTGTCATATGTTTGGTCTTGCGGATATTTAGCATAAAAAGTTGAAGGATCAAGACTTAATATCATCGGAATATCACTTATATAACATGGATTGTCTAATGTAAGATAACTATCATCAAAGCTTAGACTAGCTAGAGTATATTCACTTGTTCCTGCTGTTAAATCAGCTTCAAACCATGTTTGTAACTCTAAAGGTCTTAACTCCATAGGGAATATGATTTGATAATATCTATTTATACAGATATCAATTTCAGCATCTGTTAAATCTGTAGCTGTAAGCTTTTTTATCTTTTCTCTGATATATATTAGAGTCCATAATCCTAGTGACATTATTCTACCTTAGTTTCTTCTGATAATATTTGGCATAAGAAACGGTTTTTATAAGTATATTCTTTTACGCCCTGTTCTTTACAGATATTTGTTGATACTCGTCTCTGTATACCATTAAGATGTTCAACTATATTTTTATTAAGTGTAACTTCGCACCCATCTAGTAGTTCGTAGTATTTAGTATTATAGTTAAACTGTAGGTTTTGACCAGGGTCTCCAAGATTGTTAAACTTAAACTTGTAATATGTTACCTCTTTAGGTTCGTGCTTTTTAGGTTCTTCTTCCTTCTTAGGCTCTGGCTTTGCTTCCATCATAGCTGTTAATTTAGCTATCTGTTCTTCTAAGATATTTATTTTATCTTCGCTTGATACTGCTTTCTTAGGCATGCAAACCTCATGTAGTTAAATTTAAATTTTAATATATCTTCTTATCTTATTATTTGCAAATAGATAACAAACAAAAAAAGGTAGACCTATTTAAAAGCCTACCCTCTTATCTACTTCGATATCAGCTAATATTAACCAATATCTCCTAAATCCTGATAAAACTCACCAGGAATGGCTTCAACAATAATAACATCACTGTTTGAACCGATAATATCAGTACCAAGCGTCATAGTATATGCTCCTGTTGTACCTTGATCGTCTGATAGATTTACAAGATAGTCAATAGTTCCAGCAACATAAGTTGTGAAATCTGTTGTATCAACAGCAACTCCAGTAGCCAAATCTTTCAAGCTAAAGGTAGTAGAGTTAATAACAACGATCTCATATGTGTTGTTATTAAGCTCAGTCATACCAGCAACACCGAAGATTTTAATAGTATCTCCAGTAGTGAAACTAGCTGTACTAGCAACTGTTCCAACGCCAGGATTTGCTTCTGTGAAGGCACTTATTGCCGACTTAGCTCTTCCAGATGTTGAACTTGCTTCAAATTTGAAACCGTTAGATGTAGAAATAGAACGATTTATTCCTGTGTCATCAGCAATTTCATTGTATGCGTAATCAGAAGTATCACCTTTATGATAAATACTTTTAGCAACTGTTCCATCACTTGCCCATTTTGTTTTATTAAAAACAATAACCTTTGAAGGCTCAAAACCGATTTTTAAATCGTAAGCTGCTCCACCTGATGTTAATCTATAAAATTGGTGCATCATAATTTATTCTCCTTATGCCGAAGCTAGTGTTGAGTTAATTTTGCATAACCAGTTTTCGTTTAGTAAAACTGCAGCAAAGAAATCCTTCCAACCTTGTGTACTTCTTTGCTTCAAAGGATCAGTAGGCTCTTGGAAAATCATCGAGCTTACGCCCTCAGCAAGTTCAGAAATAGCATACGCATTCTTTCCGCACATGATAGAACTATAAGTTCCAGAAGCTTCAATTCCAGCACTAGTCAATAACCAACGACTATTACCAATAGAACACTCTTCTCCTTGGATTGCAACTTTCTGTCCGTAACCTGCTACAGGAGTAAATCCAGTAACATCTCTTAGATCAGGTATTAAATCAGTATGACCAAGTACCCAGAAAGCCTTTTCCAAAGGACTAGTTCCAAAGTTTGTTGAACCGCCTATATCAGGAGTAAACATCTTAGCATCGTTGCTACGAAGGCGAGCAACAACAATAGCGATGTCACTAGCTGTTATCTCTGTTGGAGTGCCACCATTAGAACCTTTAGTACAATTATATACCGAAGCAGTAGAGTTAAGAACATCTCGAACTAATTCGTCACGAGTCTCACCCATTTGCTGTCCTAGGACATCAGCGTTTTCATTAAGAATACTATCTTCTATGATATACTGAATTTTATCAGTAACAGTTATAAAATCACCGTACTGCTTAAGTTGAACTCTGATATCAGTAACAGAAGCAACTTTTCCAGTAGGTGTAACACCTTCTGTCAATGGAGTTGTCGCTGTAGCTAAGTTGCTATATCTACGAAATTTCATGTAATCACTGCTGTTAGCAGGGATATTTCTTTTTTGAGCAGGTATTGAGAAAATCAATTCTTGCTTGGCACGCTCTAGCAACACTTTGTCATAATAGTTATTGACAGCTGCTGGAACATTGCCTGATGTTGTCATTTGAGTCATAATAAACCTTTTGTTTATTACTTCCTAAATTTAGCATTTAAAGCTAAAATCTCCTCTCCTGACATATTTGAATACTTAGATATATTGCTTAACAATCCACTGCTCCCAGCTTTTGCTGGATTACCAGGCTTTTTAAGATTTTCATCGATTTTTTCCGCATCTTTGAAGGTCTTGCCACTCATCTGGTCTTTTATGTATGCTGGGCTTTGCTTGCAAAGTATATAAGCAAACTTATATGGGTCTGGAGAATATTTAATAGTCTCTAACGCTTCCTTGGGAAGTGTTTTTCCATATTTGTCTAATACTTCGCTATAATCTGGATGTTGAGCCTGCACACGCAATTCAGCTATCTCGTTTTGATATGATTTATCCTTTTCTGCAAAAGAGTCTTTTAAGTCTTTAACAGTGATTAAATCCTCATCATCACGACCACTGAACGATCCATTCTTGGCTTCCTTAAGTTGTTCTATCTCTTTCGAGAGAGCTTTAACTTGGTTAGCCTGTTCTGACATCGTTGCATTTGCTTTAACCCAGTTAATATCCTGACTATTGCTTTCTTTCCCAGCGTCGACCTGAGTTTCTTCGACCGTTTGAGTTTCCTCGATTTTTTCGCTCATGTTTTGAGTCCTATTTTAAGCGTTATGAAACAGCGACTTCCTGTTTCTATTTCCGTTATAGTTAAAGTTATTATTTTAATGCAAATATTATTTTAGAATAATTCCGCCCATTTCATCGCTGACAAGTTCTGAATAGCTTGCTTTATGGTCAAAAGGTAGGCAATAGAGAGTCTCTATCTTACCAGCCATCTCATCAATTTCCCAACATATAGCCCCTAGCATAGGAGGTATATTTTTAATCCGATTAGGAGAAACTACCGTGAAGCCTTCTCTTATTATGTTTGTAAGAAACTTATCAAACTTCGCTGAATATATTACAAAATAATGTTTAAGCGTTGGTTGTTCAACTCTTACTTCTTCGACAACTTTATAAAGTTTATCTGATAAGTCTTTTCCTAACGCATTTCTTGTTTCTCCAATTTCTTGATATACCATAAATGCCTTATTGTTGATTAGGTTGTTGAGTTATCTGGTTTAATGCCACAAATTCTTGTTCTGGTTTTTCTTGCTCTGCAATAACTGTATTAACTAATGTTGCTTGGCTTGTTTCTTCTTCTGCCTGCTTTTCCATCTGTTGAATAAATGTAATAGCCTTTATTAAGCTATCTTGTCTTATATCTGCTATTTCTGCTACTGCTCTAACGCTATCAAGAACACTTTGAGAACGATTTTGAACACTTTCTGACATTCTTTCTTGTAATAATCCGATATCGGCTTTTGCTCTGGCTTTTCTTTCTTCTCCTAAACTTAAATCCGAAACAATCTTAGCATTGTTTAGTTTTATATTGAGTTCTTGCTGTTGTTGAACTAATTGTTTAGCTTCTTGTTCTTGTTGTTGTTCTACTTCGTTAATCTCGTTAAAGTCGCTTATTAGGTTTGTTTTGTTAGCTATTGGGGCATATTTGATCATTAACTTATCTGGTATATTTATCCCAGCATTGCGTAACTCTAGCAACTGTAAAAACATTAATTCTTTTTGGTTGTTTGTCTGTGTTCCTTCTACCACATCTATATCAAAAGAAAGTATTTTGTCTTTATCGAGCTCCATATCTTCGGGAAACTGTGTATCACATATTTGGTTAATCTTGGCTATGCTAAAGTTTGCTAATGCTAAATCGATAGTCTTTTCAGCTATAAGTTTTTGAGATAAAGAACAGTTGTCAAATAAATCTTGGAATGCTGTAAGGGCATTTCCTGCTCTTTGCTTTGATAGAGTGCCGCTAACCTGAGAATTACCTGCACTAGATACACCAAATAACTCTTGGCTACCTCCTGCAAGCTCTATAATGTTTCTCTGCATGTTTTGTATCATTATCGGATATGTCTGCGATATCTCTGGAGCTGTAAGCCTATTAAGTGGAGGTGTCCCCTTTCTCCTTTCGATGACTATTCCTTGCCCTGTTTCGTATAAGCTATTAGGATTTACAACTTGGTTTTCTTCTACTTCCCAACCTGAGTTTAGTTGTGATTTCATTATGTCTGAGGACTTAGAAACCATCTTGTTTAGTTCTTCCTGGCTATCCCTTAGCTTTCTAACAATACCCTGCATTTTATAGCCATAATCGTAGTATTCAGGGGTATATATTCCGATAATAGGAGTAAATGGATAGTCGTCAACTTTATAAGGCGCTTTCTCGCTATAGAATAACTCACCTTCTACCATTATATTAAGCCTTACTGTTGGTATATCTATCTTTTTAACATCTATCATAGGATAGGTTTTTTTAACCCATTTTATGTAGTCCGTAGTAGCTTCTTTTAATGTCTTTATTTCTTGATTATATCTATCTACTAAAATATAACCTTGTTTTGTAGTACGCTCCCAATATTCATCGTATCTTAATAGATTGTTTCTGCCTTTGTTGTTGCGTGATTGCGTCATATATTGAAACTTATCATCGCCAGATGTTGCAGGCTCCATATCCATTAAATCGTTCTTAAATTCTGGTAATAACATTGCAGCAGTATTGTTATCAACATATCTACGCCGTAGAATATAGCTACAATCTTTTAAGTCTATAGATGAAAAAGCAGGGTCTAACATGAAAGCATTGTATGGAATACGGTTATACTCTATATCGCCGTTAATCTTATCTTTGGTAGTGTCTATATATGTGGACACAAGATTGATCCCTGTTATTAAAGCCCCTTGTTCAAAACCATCTGAGATAATATTATAACCACCGCATCTATCAAAAGCGTAATCTAAAACTTTATTGATTGTATCGGATATTTCTTGATCTTCATCACCGCCTGGAATTGTCATTGCTTGAGTTCTGTTTCTGCGTTGATGTCCCGATATTTGCTTTACTGTTCTGGCTATCTCGTTAAAAACATATGCCTCACGGTTCTGCCTTTTAAGATAGTCTAAATTAGCATTACTCCACTGCTTACCAAGATAGTAAGATTGGTCTACATCTGCCTGCATATAATACGGCTGCCAGAAATCGAATCCATGCTCGTATCGATCGTTAAAGTCTTTTACTTTGTCTATATCGCTCGCCATCGTATACACCTTGGTTATCTAAATCTATTGTCTTGTATACATGTTTATCTTAAAAATGACAATTTAAAATTTAAACTATCATTCTGTTTCGTCTGTTAAGCTCATTAATATTATAAGGTTTATTTGGACTGTCTGGATATTCATACCAGTGCATTAATCCGTATCTAAGAGCGTCCAGGCAGTGATCATTAGTTTTGGAAGGCTTGTCAATGCCTCTTAATG